TCACTTTATCCAGCCTAATGGCTCTACCAATTGAGCTGTACCACATAAAACCTCTTGGCCATTAGCATCTAACCGTGTTTGTTGGCCGTCAATCATATGAACCGTGTTGTTGTCGCCCCAATTTGACCCGTTGTGAATGAGTTGGGTGTACGCAAAGTTGATAAACACCTGATTGTTTCGCACCACAAAGTATGGAAGCGCTTTGACGCCTTTGCTGCTATTGCTCGGCGCGATATGGCTAATCGGGGTGTGGGTGATACTGGATGAGGGGTCGAGAGGTATGCTGGTGATGGCATAATCAATCGCTTTATTATGCGCCGTTGTTGACGTGCCCACTGAATTCGTCAGCGAATACAGCAAGTCGCGCCCAGAGTGAGGTTCACAGCTGTCAGTCACAAATACTGAGCGAGGCTGTATAAAACTCGTTGCTCTTTGATTGTTTGCGTGTATGGTCATCGCAGCTTGGGTGTGGTAGTACACCAAGTAAATGCATTGGCTGGATGCCATGCTGGCACTGAGGTAAGTGGTGTTATTGATACTATCGAGCGCCGGGCTCCATGTTTGCCAAGTTGCGCCATTGTCGTTCGTCAAGATACCAGACAGTATATTGGTTGCTGGACGAGATAAATGTAGAGTGGTTGCTGTATTGTCTTGTAAGGAGTGGGGCACCCAGTGGCCATACCAGCCATTTTTTAAGTCCGGGCACTGTAAAATTTTGGCGGGAGGGCCAAACACATCTATATGAGGGATGATTCCAGATACACTTGGGCCCATAGAGGCTTGCGCCACAATAGCTGTTGGGGTGTCTTGATTGATGATAGTAAAGCCACTTGGCACGTCATTCACAGAGGCAAAAATTTGTGTGAAAGGGCATGTTTGTAATCCCCGGTATTGGCCTGTTTTCACCTGTAAATCGACGTGCGTCAGTGCGATATCCGTTAAGGCTTTTGCGCGATAGCGTAAGTCTCGACATACGCCACCTTGTCCACTTATATAAATGGCATCGTGTAGTCGCTCATCTGGGCGACCACTACTGCCAGATGAAATGGCGCCCGTATTGGACGCGATGTCGGTAAACGCTTGCTGTTTGGAGGTTAATTTAAAATATGCGTTGTGCCATGCAACGGTCGTACTCCCATTCCACACATATGCCGAGCCCATGGGGTTAAAGCTCGGATGATACGCCCCTCGATTTAATCTGTTAACGGTGTTGCAAACTATGAAAAAACAATCAGCGCCTAAGGCATTTGAGTCTATCTTCGCGGTATACAGCCCCTTGTAAGGCCGTGCATTATGGTCGCTGAAGTTCGTCGATGCAAAAAAGCGTGCGCCTGAAGCTGTATCTTGAGATTCATTGCCAAACCCTTGGACACCAACTCGCGTTCTGTTGGCATTTTGTTGTGATAGGGCGGTGGCCTCTGTTGAATCGATAAATAGCCAATCTCCATTGTCATAACCTGCAAAGCTACGCCCACGCACACACCATTGATAAAACTTCCCCGTCGAATCATCAAAATAGAGGTTATTTTTGGGGTTGCTGGCGATTGCTACGCGCTGCGTTTCATTGGCTTGTATCCAGTTAACCCCTTTTCCGGTACTTGTCTCATCTCCTTCAAACCACGCAAAATAGGTAGCTGGGCGGACAGTATCTTTGCTCGTTGTAACACCATTGATATCACTAGATTGGCTTTGGATAATGCCATGTTTATAGACAAACGGGTCAGTGTCGTTAATTTCTCTTAAAAACAACTCAAAACCAAACATATCAGAGCGCTCAGTGACAACTTTATTGGTATCGGTCTCGCTGGCAAACGCAACGTCTGGCGATGAATGAGTGACGCTTAACCCTGTTGCGCTATCGTACGTGCGTAAACCTTTTTCAGCGGGCGGTAATTTGACCGCATTAAACGCCTCGTCGGTATTGCATAGCTGAGATAAATGAACGATGACGCCAGCCATATGCAGAACGGGTTCATCAGTCACTGAGGCACCGGCATTTGAATAACTCGCCCCGAGCCGTAAAACATTTGGCTCCGTTGTACGCTCCCACAGTCCTTCGTTGACGGTATTTGCAGATTCTAAGTGCTTTCCAAAATGCACAAACCCACTTGCCACATATTGGTTCAAGTTTTGTTGTCGACGTGCTTCAAACTCGACCTTTCGCATAGCCCAAGGGTAGGGATTAACGGCGTCAATTTCACTTTGCAATTGTTTGAGTGTTTTAACTGTTTGTGTATTTCCATCTAAATCACTGAACTGCACTGAGCCCGTTTTTGTTTGCCAATCAATCATGGTTTTGTAATTGTCGTTGACCATTTTTGAGGCGTTATTCAGTGCAGAGACTGCGGTATTAAAATCCCCGGATGTGGGCAAAACCACACAAGGCACTTGGCTTTGGGTTGCGTTTGGCCAAGGCTTGATGAGTTCGATGAATGTACCATGGGTTGTGACGTAGGCTTTGGATATTTCAACAGGCGCAAATGCACCCAACACTAATGCATCGCTTGCTCGTATGTTCGCAACGCTCTGATTGTCATTGATTTTAATGATATTACTGCCGTTTGTTACATTGGCGTTTGTAGAGTTAAACCAGGTCATTTTTTATTATCCTCGTAAGTAGATGACTGCGATTTTTTTGATTTGGGTTGATGATGTGAATGTCACGCTATGGCGTGCTTGGGCGATGGTAAAAGGGCGTTCAAAATCTTGGTCTGCTTGGCGCATGGCTTTGCCAGCTATATCGCTTGAGCACAGGTAATCACCGGCTTCGATGTCGCCACCTTGGCCACATACGTTGAGTAGGCCTTCACCAAGTGCATTGAATTCGATGGTGTCGTGACTGTGTTTATACTCATTGAACTTAAGCGATCCGTTAAAACCATTGAGCCCCGCAGGCAAATGCTCATTCGTTAACGCCCTTCGAGTGACAAAAACACCTCGCACATTGCGTTGTGCTGACTTGGTAGAAGGAACCATTTCAAAGATGGCATTTGAGATATCGGACATATTGACGAGCACATCATCACACACGATATCGCCAGGTGTTAATTGAATACTCTTAGAGAGCAGGCCTTCGTGAACACCCGTAAATGGTTTAAAGCCGTTAGCCGCGTACACTTTTAGTGGCGTCCAGAGTGCCGTTGCCCCACTGTTGTTGGCTCTAACCTCAATGACGTTATGATTACCACCATTGCCAATAGCGCGAATAGCGTGCTTTGCGCCGCTGACTTCTAACCCATTACCGCTGTTACTGCCAAGTACTAAAGCTGTTGAAAGTGTTGAGTTGCCTAAGTTTGCAATGATTGCGGCTCGACCACTGCGACTTGCGCTAACGTTGATAACATCGGCACTTGTATTACTAGCGCTGACTAAAAGGCGACCGCTAAATGTGCCTGTAGCTGCCGCTAATTCATGCGCAATTACAGTGCCATCGACTAGTTGATCGCCATGAATATGCAGCGCAAAGTCATGCCATGCAGTGCCGGTCCAATGTTTGGTATGTTGAATGGATGGATCGCTTTGCTTGTAGAGCGTCACAACATCATGCACAACGGCGCGTCCGCCGCAGGCTGCATGGGCCAGTGCGTCTGACCAATTACCTGTGCTGGTTGAAGACACAAACCGCCCAGCACCGCGAGCACCATTTTGACCATTGGTGCCAGAGTCTCCCTTATCACCTTTGTCGCCTTTTTCGCCAGGACTGCCGTCTGTGCCATCTGCACCTTTAAACTTGACCCAGGTATACTCAGCAGGATTTGTTGATTCTGTCGATGTCAGTTTATTTACCGCAATGCCCATGTATTGGGTATTGCTGGTTGGCACTTGATACATGTTCGCGCCATTGGCGCTGTCGCTGTATGCCACCCAAGTGTAAAACGTTTGGCCATCCTCGCCCTTATCACCGGGGATGCCGTCCGTGCCATCATCGCCCTTGATTTTCGACCAGTGATAATGAGCGGGGTTTGTTGATTCTGCCGCCGTTGTTTTGTTGTGTGCGATCCCAATGTATTGAGTCGAATCTCTTGGGGTTTGATATAGGTTCGAGCCATTGGCGTTATCACTGTAGGCGACCCATGTATAGAAAGTTTGCCCGTCTTCTCCCTTATCGCCGGGGATACCTTGATTGCCTTTATCGCCCTTTATTTTTGACCATGCATAGTCGTTTGGGTTATTTGATTCGAGATGCGACAGCTTATTATAAGCGACGCCTATGTATGCTTTGCCACCCGGGCTATCGCTTAAGCCATTACCTTGTGCGTCATCTGCATATTTGATCCAAGTGTAATAGGTTCGACCGGGCGGGCCGGGCAGTCCATTTTGCCCATCGTTTCCATCAAGGCCGCGAATATCGCTTTCGGACTCAACCACAAAATCACCCAGCTCCAATCGCCCACGAAACACATGCACCGGGTTTGCTGGGTCGCGGTTATCAATAAACGATGTGGGGATGAAGGTATCGCCAATTTGCACACCTTGGCGGATAACATCACCGACTAAATCGAGATTTCCGATTTGCCCGTCGTTCAAGCCAACCACGCCAGTGGCACGGCCTTGGTTGTTGATCAAAAACCCGCCGCGAGCGATAAGCCTACCGTCCTGTGTTTCAAATGCTTGGCGAATATCTGAAATACTGGCTGTGTCACCATTGGCGCTTTCAATTTGCAGCTTGCGGATAAACTCAGCGAGTGGACCATCCACCCAGCTATGGCCAGCCGCAACACACAGGGTGGCATCGGTCTCACTCGTGAGATTGCCTTGGGGGTCGATGCAGTAGCCGACCGCAGCGCGTGTATAGGAAATCGCGCTGGCTAAAGTGGACGTGTCGTCTTGTTCGATTTTTGCAACCAAGTCTTGGCGTTGCGTGGCCATCGCTGAATCAAGGTTGGAAATAAGCCGAGTGGTGTCAGCAAAAGCTGTCTCAGTATTAGCTGCGAACGCCGTGAATGTTTGGTCTCGCACGAGATTCGCTTGGTCTATATCTGCAAGGGCTTCGGTTACATCACTAAACGCCGCTTGTGTTGATTGCGTGAAAGCCGCGAAGCGTTCATCTCGTGTAACACTGGCTTGGCGTTCGTTGGCAAAAGCCTTGGCAACAGACGTGATAATGGCGCGGTTTTGTTGATGAATGGCTCCGAGCTCAAGTGTGTAACTGGCCACACTTTCAAGTTCATTAGTAGTGGCTTTTAGCTGGTCTTGGGCCAGGGCGAGTTTGATGTCTAATTGCTGCAGCTCGTTGTTTTGAAGTAGGGCGTTATAAGCGGTAATGACTTCATCGAGACTCTTTGCATCAGCGCCCAGCTGCAAGCCTTGAACTTGCACGCTATTACGGTTTATCTCACCTTCAATCGCATCGAGTGTATTAGATAGTTAGAAAACTGCTCATCTACGCCATCTTCTTGGGCATTAAATACGGTAATTTGGTCTTTGATATAACCAGCAGCACCGGCAATAAAGCGCTCTGCGGCGTTGGCTTTCTCTAACGTGCCATTGTCGTAAAATGACTGCAGGGCAGCTGTGACTCCGTAAGCCGCATCAAAGGTGCTAATCGCTTGGTTCACTTGGCTGGATGTTTGATAGCCTCGGCTATCGACCATCAGCGTTGCCAAGTTCATTGAGCGCTCGACGACGGGACCATCGACCCATGTGTGACCTGCCAATTCACACGCAGCTGCATCTTCAATATCAACTCGATTGCCATCGCTATCAACACAATAACCTGTAATTGCACGGGTAAAGTCCTTGGCTTCAGCAATGGACTTTTCGCCTTCTTTTAAGATTTCAGCGCGCAGTGTCTCCAAGCGTTCAACGCTTGCTTGGCGCGCATTGGCAAAGGCTTGACCGAGCATGTCGATACTCGCAGCACTTTGGTTATGTAGTGCAATGAGCTGTGTCGATTGCGAAGAAAGAGCGCTAATTTTATCCGATACAGCGGATAACTTATCCTCTGCATGGGCGAGGGTGATAGACTGCTCTGCTAACGCGTTGTCACGTAATAGTTGGCTGTACGCTTCTAATACGTGGTTTAAATCTTTGTCGGCCAAGTCGAGCTGAATGCCTTGAATTTGCGTGACCGATTGCTGAATTTCTCCCGCCAGCGCATCGATGTTTTGCTCTGCGGTAGCGAGTTTATGGTTTACGCCGTCCTCTTCATTGAGATAGCCAATGACTTGGTTTCGAATGGCTGCGTTTGCACCATCAATCCAGGTCTGGGCGGCATTGGCTTTTACTATCACCTCATTGTCGCTGAGCTCTTGGAGGACCGCACTGATGCTGTACTGGGTATTAAATGAATCTATGAGTGTTTGTACATTGCTTTGTGTTTGATAGCCTAAATTGGATATCCACGCGGTGGTTGCATATTGGCCCATACGGCCCGTGCCAGCATCGAGTTCTTGTTCAATGGTGGTGGTGCGGCTTGTAATGTCTTTGAGTGCTAAATCATTGGCCCCGCGTTTGCCGATTTCGATAAAATCAAGGTCGCAATGGCCCAGCGAAAACTGCAGCCACGTGATAATCCCACTAAAACCTGCTGTGCCGGTTGCATCAATTTGGATGACTTCCCAATCATTTGTTGTGGGCGCGGGCAAGGGGAGTGTGCCGCCTTGGAAATGAATTAGCCCTAACCATGTTTTACCAGCATGCTTTCTAACACGTAAACGAAACATGGGGTTGTCGACGGCATCCAGAGATATCGCAGGGCTGGATAGCGTGCTTTTACACACCAAATACCCCAGTGCATGATGACTCTCAAAGCCAGCAAAACCCTCTGCGCCGCTGTTAAACTGCCAGCTATATGCTGGGGTGAGTGCAGCAATTGCCCCCGCAATATGGGCATCGACTTCACTATGAGTAGTACGCTGTGTAATTTGGCCTGCCTGCAGCTCGATTTGCGCTGTGGCATCAACGAGCTTTTCTTCAGTCTGCTTTATGCGACGGGACTCAAAATTGATGCGGGCGTGGGCGCCATCCACCAAAGAAACCGCTTCACTGAATTGCGTGTCTGTATAAGAAAACGCCCGATTCACGATAGTGCCAGACTCCGCATCAACAAACACGGCCGCATCAATTAAACGCTCATTATTGAGCGTGCGCCGCTCGTACTCATGACGAAAGTTGGTGTAGCCAGCCGTCACATCAAACACGCTTTTTTGCATGTCAGTCACAGCCAAGGCGGTTTCGTCGAGTTTGATTTTATTCAGTGCAATTTGTGCAGGGATGCCATCAACGACGGAGGTGTCTAGGACTTTGGTGACATCTTCCAAGCCCTGTATTTGTTCGATATTTTTGGCAACAAGCGAAGGGAGGTTGTTGTCTGTTTCAGGGCGCAATCTATCAACTTGGGTGTTCAAGTCATTGATGAGGTCTTGGGCTTCCTGGCTTAACTTCGCCAGTGGCATGTCATTAATAAACTCGGTTAAATCTACATTCGTTGTTGAGGCGCTTATCTGCACCCAATCACTGTTGCCAAGGTGGTTTACGGCGCGACATTGAAAGTGATACTCGGTCATCGGCTGCAAGCCAATGCGATTGTAGATTTGTGCAAAAGCGGTGTCACTGTGCTGCGGCGCATCATTGGAGCCTAAGAACTGCCATTCGAACTGAGTGCCTATACCAATAGCCGGCAGTGAAGCTGTGAGCGTGATTTGGTTATAATCTGCGACAAAAGAGAGTCTCGGGTTTGTTGGTGCTGAAACAGTAAATTGAATGGCCACAGACTTTGAGCGCTGGCCGAATATGTTCCTGGCAAACACTTTGGCTGTATAGGTGCCAAGCGCTAACTTTGGAATAACAACTTGCGTATAGGTGACAGACTCATAGTACACACGCGTGTCATTATCACTGTAAAATTCCACATCGAATTCATGTACCGCCAACGGTGTTGGGTGGGTCCATTTAACAAGGCCATTACCATCCCCATCCACCTCAACCCGCGCTTGCTCAATGGGAGAAGGTTTACCCACCACATAATCACTGTTTGGCGTGATATCAGACGCGCCGGGCACAAGGTCATCTGCCCATAAAAGCGGGCTGTCTTCTACGCACGTCAGTGTAATACCGCCATCAAGCCTGAAACGCCATGCAACCACGCGATAGACTTTTTTATTGATGCGCTCTTTGGGCAAATCTACATATACCGTACGACCTACAGCGGCGCGCAAAGCTTTGTGTTTGAGGGGAAGCTCGATGGTGCCCAATCGGGTTTGCTCAAGGTGAATGGTCGCCAAACGCTGTGCGGTTGTCGCACTGCGAACAAAGGGCAATGAAATAGTGGCTTCTAACGGCTGATTGTCTTTTTCAATATACCCCTCAGCACGCACAGGCGGCGCATCGGTGCGCTCATAATGTTGATTGGGGTCGGTAAAGGTGGTGCGCACAATATTGGCTCTATCGCGCAAGTCTGCATGCCATTTGATTTTGACATTGCCCATCACATCTGATTGGTTAATCGTATACGTGGGATTGCCATACCAGGCACCAACGCGCACAAACCATTGGCCCATTTGACGAAAAATCTTACCTGCAAAACAGCGCTCTAACTGATTTAAAATCTCGATAGGCTTGCTGGTAAACCGAAAGGTGCCGTTACAGGTGTAGCGCGGCTCATATCTATCAATACCATCGCTGTCTTGATACACGGCGTTTTCATCACACACATTGGCTGCAGCTATCCACCAATTAAGCGGAATGCGATGGTAGGGCACTTCGTGCGCGCCATAAAAACGAATATAGTGCAGGGCGCACAGCACGGCGTTTTGTGACCACGCCCAAGTTGTTGCATCATCCGGGTTTTGACTGCTATCTCGTGGGTCCCAAACGCGTGTGCCACGAATTAAAAACTCGCAATCTGATATCCCATCGGGGAAGACCTCGCGATTGTTTTCAAGCTCAATAAACACATGGGCTTGCCCAAAGCCGATATGCTTATTGGTCCAACCCGCCATCTTAGACACGGCTTTACTATTGGCGGACGTATGATTGCCATCAGACAGTGAATAGTCCCAGCTGTCAGCGGGGTAGTCCGATAACGGCTTGTTGGCAATATATACCTCTTCTAACGCATCGATGGGCGCACCATTGATTAACACAATCAACTGCACCCAATGCTTTTCGTCGCGCTCAATGGTTGCTTGGTGCGCAATCACACCGCCAACGCGGTCACGCCCAAAAGTAATGCGCCTCGGCTGGTCAATGCCTTTTTGTAAGCCCTTAGCCAGGGTTGCATAGTCTTCTTCAGGCACATCCGGGGATAGGCTATCCCACAAAGCACCCACGGTTTCATCCCAGATTTTTTCGCCGAGCGCTAAAAAGGGGTCGGCAATATCCTTCACCACATCGACGACTTTACCCATGGCGCACCTCATCCGTAGACTGAGGCAATACCTGAGAAAAGCAAAAACTGACCGCGCTCATTTCTAGCACACTTAAGCCAATGTTTGTGACACAATAGACAAAACCCAAGCCCACAATCCCACCAATTAATTCGCCGTCCCATTCAACCAAGGCAATATCACCGCGCTGCGCATAGTTAATTTCAATGGGCTTTAAATGGTGTTTAAACACACTTTGAATGTCATCAAACCCCAATCGAGTTAAACGCCGCTTTGCGCCAATGGCAGTGCTGTAATGCCCTCGAAAGTCTGCCGCGACATCGACGCCATTTCGGACCAAGAGCCAATCCGCCACGAACAAGCAGCAATCAAACTTGCCCCAGGCAAAGGGGGTGTGTTCACAGGAATCTAGGTACTTTTGAAGTTTAAGGCAGTGCATGGCCATCCCTCCCACCCACTGGAGCGCCTGGTTGTGTATCCGGCAAAATTGTCCCTGTGGCCTCGGCATGCTCATTAAAAAACATATCTTCAGGATATAGCGCTGATTGAGTAGCATGGTTCCAACGCTGATGTAAACGCGATTGTTTCCAGCGCTCAGACTCGCCAGCCACTGACAAACTAACTTTACTGACTTGGCCACGCTCGACATCGCACGCCACGATATAGCCACTTTCCAATAGCTGGGATTGATTCACACGGTAATGTTTATCAACGGTGGCCAAATAGATTTCAACACCCACACCAATGGGGTCGTTTTGTGCCACTTCCGCCAACACCGTTTCGCTTTGGGTGTGCAAAGACAAGCGAATACGCGCCGCATCGTTTTTATCATTGGCGGGGATTTCACCAATGCGCCCAAGCATGCCAAGGCCAAACCAGGTGCGGCCCAAGAACCGCCGCTCACCAACCCCGGTATGCAATAACAAATCACCACTTTTAAACGCCAAGCGCACAAAGTAGCGGGGGCGACAATGGGCAAGCTCGGCCACCAAAGCTGAATTTAACGCTTCCATTAAAACGCCTCCCGACCTTTGATTTTCCAAGACGTCACAAAGCCATTTTTAATCTGGGCTTCTGCCAATCCTTGCTTGTTATCCAATAAACGAAACACGCCAGCAGGGCGCTTAAAATAGACAGGGGTATTGCTCGCTGGGATTTGACGCATGGGCGATTCAAACTCAAGCGAACACGCGCCATGACTATCAACCACAACATCCGAAGTAAGAATCTTAAGCTCTGCATTTTCGCCCGTACCAATCTGAATGCGGTTGCCTGATTTGGCATATACAGAATTGACAGGCAAACCAGACACGTTCAACACATTGCCGTCTTGATATGACTCACTCACGCGGGAAAAACTATCTAGCTCGTCCTGTAAAAACCGATAGTCAAAGCATAAAAACTTGCCAACGGAACCACGACACTTGGCCAAGAACGCATCCAGCGCCAAGGCATCGGTCTCTAACACATTGGCAAGCTCTATCTCAAATTCCCAATACGCGCCTTCAAGGTCATACACCTCAGACGCATTATTGGCTTTACTTACATGTAAGTGACTATTGGGAACCAGCCGAAAAACACAGCTTTTTGGGGGCTTAGGTAGGGGAAGGTGCTCCATATTTTTTATCGCTCTTTGCTTTACTGTGTGAGCGAGTTTAAAAAATTAGGAGCGGGAATTTAGGTGGAAAATGTTTTACAAAACGTGTCTGATTGGAGAATACTAAATAGTCCCACGCACTTTAACAAAACTAGAAAGTAAACCTATTGAATATTCAAAGTCTATTGTTAGCTTTGAAGCTTTTTCTTCATCCCAACCATCTTCAACCAGAAACTTTTCCAAAATATCTGTATCAAATTCACTGCTTGATTTAAAAGCAAGGTTGATAAAATGGAACCACCTTTTTTTATCCAGAGGGTGCGCATGGCCCGTTGATTTATTAGCTGAACTTGAAAATACCCTTAGTGCTTGAGATGCTTCTTCTGAAAGTTCATCTTCCAACGTAAATTCTTCATTGGTAATACTTACTTGAAAATTAACCTTATCTTTTGCTGAAGATATAACTTTTTCCAAAAAGCTTTCCAAAATAGAATTGTATTTAGAGACACTCAAGCAGATCTCCTTGGTTGGAACAATGTTAGAAACCTCTAAGCCACCTTCTTCGTTGTTTGCTAACCAAAGACTCGCAATATGTTCATTGTTAATTATGTGATCAAAACAGTAAGGCTTTGAAGAAAAACCAACAAAGCTTAAAGCTTCGTCTTCTCTACCCTTATTCCGAGCCCAGCTTTTAGTGGCGGCACTAGCTAAGCACTCTGAAAATTGCTCAATATCTCTTTCAGCAATTGTAATTATTAACTCTCTATATCGTTTCATATTATTTCCTTTGAAATTCTTTACAAGTATCAGGTTAGGTCAAAAATGATCTATGATTTGACCCATAACATTTTATTGCACAAAACTGATTAACTGTATATTTAACCAGTATCATTATCTTATTATTCAATATCAACACAATTTTGACAATGTCTATTTGGAAAGTAATGGTCTTGCTTCGTCTATCAAATGTATAGTGGCTGGCTGCGTGCGGTGTACACTTTTTAATGGCGGTGTTAGATTAGAGAATTTACTTACACTTTTAGAACCAAACAATTCAACCGTGTTGCAGCTCATAACTCCAAAGCGATTAGACGCTGAAATTGCATTAACGTAAGAGGTGACCTTGTTGGTATTTTCATTGAGGATTGTGTTTACCTTGTATTGAATGATAGAGGCTTTCCGCTTCTAGAGCTTAATTACTGCAAATCAGATAAAAAACTCTAGGGACAGTAGCTTACTAATCATATTAACGATAAATTTATTATGATTAGTAGTTAAAACGCATCCAATGTGCACCATATCAAAACAAATAATACACCGTGTTTACACTCAGCAAATTTCATGCAACGATTGTGTCGTTAATTATCTATTATTTTGTCAAAGATTAAATTGGCGAAGAGATTCATTGATTAGGAGAGTTAATTGAAATCTTCAAAAGTAAATGCAGGTGATTGGATCAAAGTCGGCGAGACAGGTATTGATGCCTACGTATTTCATGTTCATAGTGAAGATGAAATCTCGGCTGGCTACTATCAAAACAAAGAAAAAGCTATTAGGGAGGACTTTGTCTGGGATGGTCAAAGGTGGCAATTTAAAACAATGATGCCATGTGGTTTATATCTGAGAGGTCATGACGCTATGATAGTTAAAAATGGTCCTTACTTTAACAAACCCTTTAAATAGTAAGACGGGATTAAAATCATAACTTTGTGTCACCATAGTATAAAAATTCTATAGCATTAATTTTAAGGAGAACACAATGGCATCATTGGAAGAAGCATTTAGCACTGAGTATCAGGAAATCATTGATCCTGAGTTAGCGTATGACCTCTACTGGGCAGGCATCATAACTGATAAGTCAGCTTTTGAGTGCCCAGGTGATAAGTGCGATGCAAAGGTTACATGCATAAACCTTGACCAGGAAAAACAGGATATGCATCAATCTCCGCACTTCAGAGGATATAATCATTCTGACAGTTGTGATGCAACATTTGGCCAAGATCGCATCCCTGGTGAAGAATCACCTCAAACACCTGCTCAATCAAAATTTGTAAAAAGTGACGTAATATCAGACATATTTCACTTAAAGCGTCCAAAAAATCAATTCGCAAAGAAAGATCCAAAAGATATAGACCCAACGAAGGTGAAGAAAAAAAGTCGTCGAAGAGGAAGGAATGTAACAGGGGATGAACTCTATGGTGGCTCTAAATATTACTCTGTCCGCTCTCTAGTCTCGAAGTTTATACGATATAAAAAAAATGATTCATTAACTGAATACAAGGTTAACATTACTGGCAAAGATATTAGCTACAAGTCACTATTCAAAGGGGTTTATCAACAGCCTTTGAAGGCATTGCCTGATGACAACTTAATTTATTGGGGAGTTGCTTTTATTGATTACTTGGACAAGCAAAAATGCTACAAGATTAGTTTTGTTCAAACGTTAGAACATAATGGAGACAATTTACGACCTTCGTTATTTATATCTGAAACTATGATCGCTGACTACCCAGTAAAAAACCTTGTTGTTAAAAGGTTAGATAAATTGTCAAAAGAAAAAGATAAAAGAGCGTTTATTTTCATCTATTCAAAACCCTACTTAGCTGGAGGTAAATATATAAACTTTCAACTAGATAGTTTGGACTATCTAGAAATACGCTACTTGGACCTTTTTGAAGAGCTAGTAAAAAAGGCATAGCAGCCAGATTTTTCCCTGTGATTGCAAAAGTCTCATTTTTCAGCTTATGCAACACTCCTAATCGCCCTAAACACAGCACCACGAGAGCTGACGCTCTCAACCACCACAGCCTCAATCTGCCGAGCAATGTTTGAACCAATCACATTGCCTTGCTCGGCATTGGCTGCACCTTCTACGGTGATCTGATTGGAAATATTAAACACCACATTTTGACCTGCGGCTTGGCGATTGCCTGCATTGTAGTGTCTGGCCATGTGGCTAATTTCGACGTTTTGTTTTGGAGATAGGACACGCTCACCGCGCTGTAGTACATAGGTGCTTTCATTTGGTACGTAATCTAAACCACCGTGTGCAATACCCGCTGGTTGCTGTGACTTGATCATACGGACTTGCTGTAGCCCCATTGCGACAGCGGCCGCCGCAGCAGCGGCACCGAGGGCAGGGCCAACAACGGGAATAGGGGCTAATGCTGCATATGATCCGGTGGCTGATTCATAGGTTTTAATCATCGCTTGGGTGATAGCAAAGGCCTTGTAGAGTTTAAATGCGGTTTTGCTTTGACCTGCCATCGCTTTAAAGCCCGCTGCGCCAAGGCCAACAACTGCAGATGTTTTCTCGCGGGCGTTTTTAGTCTCCCAGTTTGCAAACTGCATTAGATATTGTTGCATCGCACCGGTATTGCGAGTGCGAGCTTGCATTAAGCGCTCTTGGTGCGCGTGTTCATCGGCTTCCCGTTGGCTATGAAAACCTCTGGCTGCGTTTAGTTCTTGTTGGCGCTCTAGGTCTCGAATTTGATTATCAGCGTTGTATTTGATTTCGCCGACTTCATCGTTAGCGGCAAGGCCTAGCATGCTGCGTCGTTTGGCATCGATGCGCGCTTGTTGTTTTGCTTCTTCTACTGCTAGTTGGTTGTTGTAGCTGGCAAGCGCCTCACGGTTTGCATAGCCTTTGATTTGGGCAATACGATCTTCTAGCTCTGCGCGTAGATCGTTTTTACGCTTTTCTTCTGCTTGGTTTTGAAGTCGTGTTTTTTCAGATTCGTGCTTGTCAGCTAGCGCTTGTTGATCTGCGTGAAGCTTGGCATCTAACTGCTGTAAAATCGCATCGTACTTGGCCTTGTTACCTAAGTCATTTTCACGAGCCTGTATCACCATGGCTTTGCGTTTGTCATAACTGGCCTTTAGCCTGGCTTCTTCACTTAAAAGTGAAAGCTGCAGCTGCTGAATATTTTGGGGCAGGGCGTTTGTCGCTTGTTTTGCATTTTCTGCTATTTGTTTCCAGTCCAGCGCTTTTAGGTTTTGCTGTAGGTTTGCAGCTTGTGCTGCTGTTTTCATGGTTTCTCTACGGAGCTTGGCTTGCTCGTTGATGTAGCGCTCAATGCCTGCAATTTGATTTTGGTACGTAAATTTAGCACGGTCACTGCCCGCATTGTTCATTTGCTGGCGCAGCTGCTTTATCCGTTTATAAGCATTTTGAATGTTGTTTGTGTAGTTGATTGTTTGCTTTGCAGCCGAGGCGATTTGCGCTTTAGCACTGACGTTGTTAACGGAATCGAACGCATCGCCTAAATCATACAAGTGTGTTTCAAGCTTTTTTGAGCTCGTAGATGCTTTGTCGCCTTGGGTGGCAAAATAAGCGATAGCTAAACCAGCAGTGACGGCCAGACCAACAGGGCCACCTAGCATGCGCATTGCGCCACCAAGCACTCGACTGGATAAAGCCGCGCGCTTAGACACGACAGAATACGTGGCCGTTGCAGCATTGAGGTTTGTTTGTGCAAGTGTCGCCCGTTGATTGGCCAGTGCCAGTTGATGAATGGCCTTTGTTCTAAGGGCTGTATTTCTGGCCATCGCGAGTTGGCGCTGAGCTGCAGCTTGCTCTTGAATTGCGCGTCTGTGTTCTTCCGCAGCTAAGCGTTGATTGGATGCAGCTAGCTGTAGGTCAGCTTGTAGCGCTTTGTGTTTTGCGATTGTTGTGGCTGTGATTGCGGCTGTTGCTTTAGCGGCACCGCCTGCCAGTTTACCCCCGTATACGATTGCTAAAGCTGCAGCTGAGGTCGTTAGTCCCTCTACGAGTTCTTTGTTTTCCCGCAGTTCACGCATGCCTGCAGTAACAGCATTAGCCACTTCAACTACCGCAAAATTTACTGGTTTTTCATACTCACGAATAAGGCGCTGATATTCGTTGCTCATCTCTGCGAACGACGCATTGATTTTACCCTCAGTCGCCTCAGCTGCGCCTGCATACTCGTTTAACGCCTTTATTAAATAACGTTTAAACATTTGACTGGTTATACGGCCATCATTGACGAGTTGCCTAAACCCACCTGCAGCAACGCCCGCTGCTTTATCAAGCTTTTGTAAAAGCCCGGGTAACGGCTCAGTGACTTGGTTGAGTTCTTCTGCTCTTAGTACGCCTGCAGTCATACCTTGGGTCATACCAAATAGCGATTGCTCCAGCTGCACATTGTTTGCGCCTGTTTTAGCCGCTGCATTGGCCATGCCCTCAAGTATCGCTTTGCCTTGTGTTTGAGTCACAATACCGACTTGTTGCAGGTTAAGGATTTTAGAGTAGGAATCAGCAAGGGTGGTGTATTGCGTATTGAGTCTGTCTGCAGCTTCAAACAGATAGCTTTGTACTTGTTGGTATTCACGGGTAGAATCGGTCACCCCTTGCAGCCGAGTATCTAATTGCTGCGCTGCGCCTGTATCGCGAATAAACATGGCCGCCGTGCCTATGGATGCAACCCCTGCGAGGGTCATACCCAATTGCTCATAGCCATTTTGTAGCACACCTAGCTGTTTACCCATGGCAGATTGTTGTTGCATCACCTTCGCCTGGCTTGCGCCTAGTCGCTGGTTTGCGGCCACCTGATTTTGGATACTCTGCGGTACGCGATTTAACGTCTGGATATGTTGGTTCGCGCTTGAAGCTGCCGCTTTGCTCATGGCCGCTTGCTGTTGCAGCACTTTTGCTTGGCTTTCACCCAGTCGTTGATTTGCTGCTATCTGGTTTTGAATGGCGCTGGATAAGCGGTTTAAGTCATTAATCGTTTTGTTTGTGCTTGCAGACGTCGCTTTACTCATCGCCGTTTGCTGCTGCATCACTTTAGCTTGGCTTGCCCCTATGCGCTGATTAGCCTTTACCTGATTTTGAATAGCACCTGGTAATCGGTTTAAATCTTGTAGGTTTTGATTAGTGCCAGTTGTGACCGCTTTACTGACTGTTGTTTGACTCTTGGCGACCTTGGACTGACTGTCACTCACACGCTGATTAGCGCCCACCTGATTTTGAATAACTCCGGGCAGGCGGTTTAAATCCTGAATGTTCTTGTTAGTACCTGCGGTAACGGCTTTACCGTCATACTTTAAGCGAAGCGCTAGGTTCAATTGGTTTTTCATCGGGTCGCCTTAGTAGTCCTATTACAGTGCGCTCTAAGAATTGGAGCTTGTCAAAATCAGTGGGGGTCAGGGCTATATCTGCATAGCGCCAAGCGATTTCAGCCCTGGCATAATCGAGGGCCAGTTCAATGCCATCTTTGCAGTATTGCCACTGGGTGTTTGCTGTTGAGAGCGCTTTAACCGCTGTCCAGTTTTGTGGGAGTACGTATAAATCTGCTTTGCTTGTTTCCACCTCAACTGGCGCACCAAAATAGGCTAAATCATCATCAAGTGCTTTGGATTGTGTGGCCAAGTCACCCACAAACCACTTGGCCACGTCGATTAGTTTTTTTCCTGCACTCGATATTGCGCGTTGATACATTCCGCTGATAAGCGCCCGGCGATACCGCCAAAGCCCAGCATTTCATCCAGCACGTCTTTTGAAAACGGGATGCTTTTACCTTCATCTACAAAGTCGTCCCAACCTACAAGCAGCTGCTCTACGATGGCTTTATCTGTGGTGTTACGCGGGTCGGTGAGCTTTTCAATGTCTTGCTCTGGCACAAGTTTAATATGTGCATTGAACTTAAATTCCACGCCGCCATACTCAAAATGAAGTGGGGCATGAATAGTGGCGTCTTTTAATTGCTCTAATTTTTTTAATTTCATAAGGATCACTCAAATACTAAGGTTAATTCGTCATAGCCATTGTCACTGGGGACGAGCTTTCCGTCCAGTTCGTAGCCTGTGAGCTCACTCTCTAAGCTTGCATACTTAGGCGTGGGCATTTGAAAACGGCCTAACAACGTCACTTTGTTACCAGCGCCTTGGCCGTGGTTAAACTCAAAAGTTTGTATGCTGCCAGCCAGCTCAAACGGGTTAAATAGCGATAGGGAATCACTGGTGACAGTAATATTCGCCGTGGATTCATGACCCGTAATGAGGATTTCTTCGTGATTAATGGCGCGGTCGAAGATCACATTATTACCTACATCAACGGTGAGTTTGTGTAAGGTACGGCTTAGTCCATTTAATTTAAATGCGCTGCTGTTGGTCACACCAAGCGTTGCGGGCTTTTTCCAACGGGACCAATCAACAGGTGGCGGGCCGCTTGATTGTATCGGCGCACTGAATAGGCCTTTAAACTGCCAGTTAATCATGGGCTGGCCTTTTTCAAGGTTAATGCTAAAAGTGCCAAGCATCTCAGAAAGCACGTGTGTGTTTTGGCCAAAGCGCATTAAACACGTTGCTTTGGTGGCCGCACCTTTGGTGAATGTAACCGCATTGGCACTCGATACTTGCACCATGCCACACGCTAATAGCAGGGGTGCAATGGCTGGCGCTGAGCCTGCGCTACCACTCATGGCCAATGGCGTTTTAAAATTCAGCGTCACATGCTCACCATAGATAATCTCTAGGCTAGAGCCGGAATGAGCGCGCTCAATTTCGTCTTTTTCGGTTTCGGCTTCAATGTTAAATTCAACCTCGCTCGCATATATCGCATGGTTGCCTGTGAGGGTGGTCCCGAGGGAGTCGGCCATAATTAGCCTGTCTTTAAATCGCCAGCTCATTTGCTTGCTCCTGGTTTAATGGTGTCGCCATCGAGTACAAATGCACCGGCTGCATTGCTTCGATTGCCGTTTTGTTTAAGGGCTTGTTGAACTTGATTGGCAATCTCAGTTGGGCTGTGCTTTTTAGGGGTTGGTTTGTCATCTTTCATGTTGGTTCCTTGGTGTTGATGGTTATGTGCCCACTGACTGAAAACTGGCACTGATAAATGAGGTTTTTGGTTTGTTGGTTCAGCTCCACCATGCGGCCTCGATGAAGCTTGATGGGTTCATAAGGCGCAATTGTGAGGCCAGCAAGTACGTCTTTTACACGCTCCCGTAGTGTTTCAATTTGCTGGTCGGTTTGCCTGTTGGCGTTGTGGCAGGGGATCACAATCATCACCGCAAACAATTCAGTAACCGCATATTCGTCTTGGCCCGTGATGCTGTTTGTTGGCTGATAATCTTCGTCGAGCGGCAACACATACAACAAAGGAGTGTGCACGGATTTGCTGCGCGCTTGATTAAAGTCAGGGGCAAAGCCCACTTTGGCAATACGCGCTTTGTTTAATGCCTTTTCAATGTGGTTTAAATCGAAATTAAACATGCTTTAAACTCCGTTTAAACAAGCCAGTCGGTCAGCGTTTCAATGATTACGCCAGCTTGATATTGCTCAACGCCGATAATTGGGCGAGCAGGGAGGGTGACTGCATGGCCGCGTCCTGCTTTGCCACCAAAGTGGTGTATCGCGGCGTACTTCTCACACAAACCGTGCACTAATTCATCATCTTGTACGTTATGGGTTACTGAACCAGCAAGATTACGTTGGTCGGTCAGTGTTAGCCCTTTACGCGCTTTTGCGGCGTCGGATTGCTCCCAACGAGTGCCATCCGGTGCAAGTTCGTTTAAAAAGCGCGTGGTGACATCCATATCTAAAAATGCGCCTATGTCGTCCAACACATCTTCAGGAACTTGGCTTTTATGGTTGAGCACTTGTAGCTTCTCTAACGCATCGCCCGAGATATCAATGAATACGCCCGCCATGATGCTTTAATCCCAGCTACCAGAATCTGAAGAGCCGCTACAACCCGACGAGAATGAACTAGAAGAACCGCTATAGCTCGATGACGAGTCAGAGGAACTGTAACTAGGGGACCAACTATCATTGCTACTATGAGAGATCGAACTGCATGTTTGACTACTGTCAGTGTCACTACGAGAACTATGAGTGCAATCAGCAACGCTGTTGTCTTGCGGTAATTCGTCATATTCTCTTTCGGATAAGCTCAAACTCTCAAGCCAAACCCAAGTATGCATTTTTGAATCGTAAACCTGTGGTTTTGAATCCACTAAGCGGCGTTTGTTGTATCTCTTCTTTCTTTTAAAAAAGTTAAACATGATCATTTCCTTTATATAAAGTGAGTGATTTAGTACCTAGCCCAATCAAAATTACTGCTTGGGGTTTTGGTTTGAATAGGCCCAGAGGCCACAGGCGAGGGCGCTTTAATTTGAATGGTGCCAGACTCAATTTTACTTAGCTCCAACATGGCATTTTTACGCCTGGTCAAAAGGCCTTCGTCAGCGTCGTTGTTGCACAGTTCGTAGCGCATGAGGTCTGCGGCAATGCCAAGTAGTGGTGAGGCATTCACCTCCGCTTGCGTGAGCTCAAACTTGGCCACATAACCTGCAATCGTGTTATTTACATTAGTAGAGGCGGTTTCAAACCAATTGAATACAGTGGTTTGAATGTCTGTTTCAGGTGTCGCTAACAGAGCGTTTTCTATATCTTCTGCTGTGATTTCTTGCGAACCGTAGACAAGTGAAAATCGACCATTGGCATATTCAACCAACAGTTTGACACTCAAGGTATTGACTGTGTGCTGTGCATTTACAAACATAGGTCTTTCCTTATCAATAAAGGGGCCGAAGCCCCATAGGGAGTTAATGGCTAAATAGTTAAGCTGGGGTCAGTACATCAGTGAGTAACATACCGCACCCCTTGGCAATGATTTGCTCTTCGACTGATTCACCCACAATGACTTTGGTGCCACCACGTAAACCCGCAGACACTGGCTTGCTACCCGACTCACGGTTCTTGTAACGGGCAGTGAGTCCAAAGGTCATACGTTTGTTTTCAAAGCTGGCCAGTGGGTCATGGTAGGTAAGCGCTAGGTTATTGCCCCACGCGCGTTCAAAGACTGGGGTTTTACCTTTTTTAGCGATGTTTAATCGCGCTTGACCAATATTGACGTGCTCAATCTCAAGTGCTTCTTTGATGTAGGCCCAAGGCACCAGCCCTTCGTCTCCTGTTGTGCCGTTATAGCCTTTCAGTAACTTTTTATTGGTCCTAAGCGCTGTTGCAACGCTAAATGACATGGTCATGCTGTTAGGGCGCATCAATGGCTCGTCGAGCAAGTTTAAGAGCCAGCGCAAGATATCAAGGTTTGGGTCATCCAGCTTTTTTAACCCCCCGGTGCCCAGCTTTTTATGAATACCGAAGTTGGTAGGATCTGAAAATTTTTGAGCTACGCGAACTTCACGACCAAGCAGGACCAAGTCTGTAATGTTTTCAGTGGCTACATTCAAAGGGCTGTGGTTAGCGGGTGCATTGGTAATATCGTCGTTTGGCACAACGTCAGATAAACCATAATCAGTTACTCCACCTGTTCGCTCTTCATAACCAAATTCAACTTGGTTTGGTTCTGACTTACGGCCAATCTTGGTATCTGGCACTGTGAACTTATCCGCTAGATTGTACTCACCCCATTTATATTCGCGTCTGTTCACTGGCGCATAGGGGAGTAATCTATCTGCGATTAATTGGCGGTTGTTATAAGCAATTGCAATCGCCGTTTGCTGTACATCGGGGGTAAATGGCATTCCATCACTCATGGCAATGCTCCTTATTTAATGATCACAAATGGGGCGATATGAATATCAACAATGGTGCCCGCGTCGCCTTTTTCGAGCACCTTGCCAGCTACGTGGATTTCGGTATCGTCTGCAAGTGCCGTTGGGTCTAGCGGAATTGCTCGGCCTTCGCTATCGCTCACAGCGTATTCACCGCCCGCAAAGTCGCCGCCTAGCTCTATCGGCGCAAGCTGTGTCATGACCACATCAACACGCAGCTTTTTGTCGGTGCCTTGCTCAGTAACGCCTAAAATGGGACTTTGTATGCCTGTTGCCTTGGTTGCCATAAAATCGCCGATATCAGCCGCGACAAAACGGTTTGCAGGTAATGGGGCGTCAGACTCAAAGTTTCTGATTAATCCTGGTATGGCCATTAGTTTGCCTCCTGCGTCACGTGGTCCATGGCTGTACTTAGGCTAATTGTTATGCCCTTATTGGCTTGCGTACTTTGGAACTCCAAAGCCTTTGCAGCCAACGCATCAGCCGAGTTATCAATCTCGGTTTCGTCGCTGTCGTCTTGTCGGCTAAAGTCTTTGGTGAGTCCGACTTGCTCAGGCAATGAGAGCAGCAAGGTTTTAAAGAACTCGGCTGGCTTGGCCGACGAGGTTTGATTGCCATCGCTAGCAGCAAATTCAAATGTGTTGGCACTGTCTGTTTCAAGGTGTGCCATGAATTCAGCCAAACCGTCTGTTTTGGTGATACGCGGGGCATTACCACCATTGACCTTGGTGTCAATAAACGTTTGTGCATCAAATTTACGTTGGTTGAATTCATGCTCGGCGTTCTTTGCGTTCGCCGCGTCCAGTTTGGCCTGCAATGCTTTTTCGGCTTCGGTGGGTTCGTTTTTAGTTTTGTCACTCACTTCTAGTTCCTCGGAGTTATTGGAAGGGGTGCTAAAGGCATGATTGCCATAGCGCTGCTTGTCTTGTTCGTGTTCAGCGATGATGGTTTTGCGGTTAAGCCAGTCAGCTTCCCAATTAGGGATAAGGCGGTTTGCGGTCTCTAGGTCGTGCTGTTCTATAACCCACTCGCGTAAGTTACCCATAAAGTCCGTAAATAAACGCGCGGTTTGCATAGCTACATCTTCAACACGCTCACTGGCTTCACTGGCAGCAAATTCAAATACAGCGCCTTTTGACTCCTCATTGAATTGCCAAGGCATACCCGCAACAGCAGGTGGCTTACCACCCAAGTAACCAACGTGACCTAAAAAGTAGTTACCTGGTTCACCTTCTAAACGCACGCTGCGATTTGGGTAGCGCTTTGCTTCGACCGCTTCTGCAAACTCAGCGGCGACCTCTTCGGCTTTGGCAAACAACTTACCGTCTTCGACTTTTAAGTCGCTGACCCAACCCCATGCAGGGTCGTTTGTCTTAGGGTGGCCAATGACCAAGGGGCTAGTTTTAGGAATAAAGTTTGTGACCACAGAATCTAAATCTGCGGCAGTAAACTCTTGGGTATTACCGTTTGAGTCGGTGTGGGTGCCGGCAGCAAAAATCTCATACCAGTCAAACTCAGTGTTTTCCAT